GTGTTGGTCTTGCTGCAACAATGGTTTCTTATGGACCAATCTCTGGTGGAACTATTCAAGATATATTTGTAACGGGCATTCCTATTGTCTCAGCAGGAAATAGTGCTCTGATTGTATCAAGCTTGGGTAACGAATATGTAAGAGTATTAAACAATTACAATAATGGAGTATTAAGAGTAAAGAGATTTGCCGACTCTGGTGTTGCACATACTAGTACTTCTAGATTGAATGTACTTCCCGAAAGAATTACAATCTCAGCAAATGTAGACCCATTTGAATCTTCTAAAAATAATTTGGTATATTTCAATGGACACCAATCTGTTGGAATTGGGACAACTATTGGTGGTGCAGTAAGAAAATCTTATACTATTGGTGGTGTTACAAAAAATATTTCTATACCATTTAGAAGTATTTACGTTCCAGGACATCCATTTAAGACTGGTCAAAGAGTTACATTAACAAAATCTGATGTTTCTGGAGTAGATTCATTTATTGTTGGTAATGATAATACTAATGTAGGAACATTTAATCTTCCAAACGTAACTACACGTACTGATGAAGTTTATATTATCAACAAGAGTCCAGACTATATTGGTTTAACTACACAAGTTGGACTTACAACAAATACTGATGGTTTATTCTTCTATGGTCATGGATCAAATAATTCAGAGTATTTATTGAAGACAAACTATACACAAATTCTTGGCGACATTGACAGAATAAAGACCGTAGTCAGCACTGCATCTTCACATGGATTAAAAGTTGGTGATCAAATTAATCTGGCAATTAAACCGAATACTGTTGTCGGACTGGGCACAACATCCGGATTAAGTGTAAAATTTGACATCAACACTAACAAATTGTTGATTAATTCGACAAATGCATCAATTAATAATTCTACAAATACCGTAACTATTAACAATCACGGATATAAGACTGGTGATAAAGTCTTCTTTACAACAACGGGAGTTACTACTGGAATAACAACTGGTTCGTATTATGTAATTGAAGATAGTAGTAATACTTTTAGATTAGCAGAAACTTTATATGAATCAAATCCATCAACAGAAAAGGAAATTAACATTGTCGTTGGTGCAGGCGATACTCACACATTCTCACTGATAAATCCAAAAATTGATGTTGAAAGAAATTCAGATCTACGATTTAATCTTGGAGATTCATCTTTAATTGGATATAATTTTAAAATCTTTAAAGATAAAGAATTCAAAGATGAATTTGTAAGTTCTTTTGAGGAAAATAATTTTAATGTTGTTGGAGTTGGTAGTGTAGGATTTGGAACAGCATTTTTACAAGTAAACTACTCTGATAATATTCCTTCAAAACTTTTCTATACGATAGAAAAGTCGGGATACATTAGTACAGCAGATACTGATGTTTCTTCACACTCAGAAATCAATTATGTTGATAATAGTTACAATGGAACTTATAACATTATTGGTGTAACTACAAGCACATTTACTATATCTCCAACTAAGTTACCAAAAGTACTTGTTTATACTAAAAATCAAACTGACTTGTTAGAGTACTCGACAAAATCATCAGATAACATAACAGGATCTATCAATAAGGTAAAAATTATATCGAATGGGTATAATTTTGAATCTCTGCCATCATTTACCAATGTATCCAGTGAAAGTGGTAGAGATGCTAACCTGGTTCCAATTTCAAATTCTGTTGGAAAAATTAAATCTATTAGAGTTAGAGAAGTTGGATATGATTATGCTTCGGATTCTACTTTGAGACCTGAAGCGTATATTCCACCAGCAGTAAGAATTGATAATTATGACACAATTGAAGAATTCATTATCGTGTCTGGTGGAAATAACTATATTACAGCACCAGATTTGTTATTGGTTAATGATACTACGAAACAAGTTGTAGATTCTACGTCATTAATTGCAAAAGCTCCAAATGGATCTATATCTGAAATAGAACAATTAGCACCAATTTATGGAATAGCATCAGAACCACATAAAGTTATATCAATCAACAATTCTAATGGAGTTGGTATTAGTTCTATTATTACTAGCAATTCTGGTATTGCTACCTGCACAATAACGACACCAATTCTTGGTTTCTCAACTTCACCATTCTCTAATGGAGATGAAATATATGTTGAAGGAATTGAATTAGCAACAAGTGGTTCTGGATACAATTCTGAAAATTACGGATATAGATTTTTTAAAGTTGATAGTTATGTAAATAGCAATCCAGCAACACTTCAATTCAGTCTTGTGGATGATTTGGGTGTTGGATTATCTACAAATCCAGGAATAGCAAAGACATTCCAATCTGGATATGCCACTATCATTAACAAGAAAAAATATCCAAATATTGACGTAAATAAGGTCGGATCAAAATTCGTATTAAATGAAAGATTATTTGTAGATACAGGAACAGGTTTCTTTGAGGCAGATCTTTTTGTATCCTCAGTAAAATTTGAATACATTAAAGTTAGAGGTAGATATATTTTACAACAGGGATCTAAGATTAAAGGATCAGTTAGCGGAACAATTGCTGATGTAGTTTCAATCTCAGATAATAGAGCTAAGTTTAAAATTGATTATTCTTCTAAACAAAGAATTGGGTGGAATAATGATATTGGTAAGATTAGTGAAGATTATCAAGTAACTCCTGATAATGATTATTATCAAAGTCTTTCATATTCTATTCAGAGTCCAATCACCTGGAATGAATTTTCTAATCCAGTAAATGGTATTGTCCATCCCGCTGGATTGAAAAACTTTGCTGATGTTGGAATTTCATCACAAGCAAGAGTTTCTACTGCATTCACTGGAACCAGTCAGTCATTAACAGTTCTTGATGTTGTCAACGAAAAAAGAGTTGACACTATTAACTACTTTGATAATGTTGTTGATTATGATACAAAAAATAATTTAAGAGAATCTAAGTTCTTACAATTTGAAAATACCAAACTGACAAACTTCTCAAAATGCAAATCAAACAGAGTTTTGATACATGATGATATAAGTGGAAGATTTTCAAGTAAATTGACTGGAGAATTGTTTGTTGAAGTTGAATTGATTGATACTTCTGATACCAATGTACGATATACAATACATGTTGTTGATCCAGACACATTCGAAAGTCAAGTATCTGAACTTGTAGTTCAGTCATCAACTATCGACACATTCTTACTTGAAAAATCACTGTCATTTACTGACACAAAACTTGGTGATTTTAGTACACAAATTGAATCAGACGGTACAAAAGTTCTGATATTTACACCAACTGATCCGTATGACAGAGATCATGATATTAAAGTCCTCAAAAAGACTTTTACTAACTCCAGTGCAGGAATAGGATCAACAACTATTGGATCAATTATCTTAACATCATCCAATGTTATTGGAGTATCCACAATTGGATCTGCTTCAAGTGTAAGATCTATTGCAGAATTCTCCGATGGTGATTTTAATGGTTTAGTTGCAAATGTTGAAATTGAAAATCAAATAACAAAAGAAATTAATTATGTAGAAGCTGTTTTAGATTTTGATGGATCTAATACTTATCTGAGTGAATATTATTTTGATAATTCTGGACAATCTGCAAGTTCACTTTCTGTCGGTCTTTTAACATCATCTTACGATAATGTCACTGGAATTGTTACATTTAGTATTAAGAACTTGCTTGATAATGCACTGTTGAATATCCGTGCAGATCTAGTTACATTTGCAAATACATCTTCTGGTATTGGTACATATAGATTCTTAACGACAAATCAACCCCCAGGAACTGAAAAGAGTGCCAGACTAGAATCAACAGTTGGATTAGCAACAGATGTTATCAGAGTTGGAACATTTGATAATAGCGTTTCTTCCGTGGTATCACTTGCAAGAGTTTCAATTGGAGATACGTCATCCATTCATAGTGTATCTACCCTCTTTAACGGAAATTCAGTAACTGTAACTCCCGGATCATTCACAAATGTAAATGATTTATCTGGAATTGGTACTTTTGGTGGAGAAATTTCAGGAAATCAGTTCTTCTTAAACTTCTATCCAGATTCAAAATATGCAGATGGTAGTGATATTGAAGTCCAAGGATTCAATGAGGTTCTAAACACCGATGTTGATTTCGTTAACGTTCCAAGTGATTTTTCATACGGAAATACTAATAGAATAGTATTCCCCTCTGCATTTGATGGAATTAATGGCACAAGAGCAAATAAAGTTAATTTTAATTTAACGCATGAAGGAAAATCAATTTATGTCAAGCAGTTTACTCCAAGTTCTAATGATGTTGATCTTGCAACTGGCATATTTACAATTAGAGATCACTTCTTGAATACTGGCGAAGAGTTGATTTACACTCCAAAGTCAACCTTTGCTGGAATTGGCCAAAGTGCAATGGGAATTGGATCCACAGAAAATTATCTTGGAATTGTCACAGATAGACTTCCAGAAATAGTATATCCAATTGTTATTACACCAGACACATTTAAGTTATCTACGAAGAGATCATATGCAAATGCTGGTATTTCTGTAACATTTACTGATGTTGGTGTTGGCAATCTTCATGAACTTGAAATGACCGATAAGATATCTAAAACAATTATTGCACTTGATGGTATTGTTCAGCAACCTTTAACTTTCACACCAATTTCACATACACTTTCATATAATAGTGGTTCTGTTGCAATAGGAATTAATACCTTTAATATCAGTGGAATTAGTTCTGTACAACCAACGGACGTTTTGAAAATTGATAATGAATATATGAAGGTTGTTGAAGTTGGATTAAGTACTAATGTTGGTGGTGCTATTTTAGGACCAATCAATGGCATTATTCAAGCTGGTTTTGCTGCAACTTTCCCAACAGTTTCTGTTGTAAGAGCATCATTCGGAAGCACAGAAGCACAACACAGTGATGGTGCAAATGTTCAGGTTTACAGAGGTGCATTTAACATTGTTGGATCAGATGTTTATTTCTCAGATCCACCAAAAGGAAATTCAAGAGCGAGAAGGGACGCTAGCAACCTTCCATTCGTAAAAGCAACATTCTCTGGTAGAACTTTCCTTAGATCAAATTATGCCACAAATATGGTATTTGATGATATTTCTGATAATTTTACAGGAATTGGAAAAACTTACACACTTTCAGTAAGTGGAGTCAACACTGCTGGTGTCAGTAACGGTAATGGAGTTTTATTCATCAATGGTATTTTCCAAACTCCATCAACAGAAAACAACGCAGGAAACAATTATGAATATGATAGAAGCACCGCTGCTGGTATTTCAAGCGTTGTGTTTACTGGTATTACATCAACCAATGGATCATTTATTGTTTCGAACTTCGACGTAAACCAAAACCAACTACCAAGAGGAGGTCTGATTGTTTCCTTGGGTTCAACACCTGGTCTAGGATATGCACCTCTCCTTCAAGCAAGTGTTAAGGTAGACATAGATGGATCTGGATCTATTATTGATATTGTTGGTGTCAATACTTATCGCAATGCAGTGTCTATTTCAACTGCTGTATATAATAATATAACAGGAATTCTTGAAGTTGAAACTAGCTCTGCTCACAATTTGAGTGGTGGTGATAGGGTCCAATTAGTTGGTCTCCACTTTACTTGTCCAAGCGGATCTGGTATTACAACATCAATTTTCCCAGATCACGATCGTTCTTTCGATATCGTAAACATAAATTCGAGTACAGAACTTACTGTCAAAGTTGGTACAAGCACAATTACACACTATTATTCAGGTGATAAAGGTGGTACAGTTGGTCTTGGAAGTATATTTAAGCACTATACACTGAACTTCGGTTCTGGTTATAGATCTCCAGTTTCTATTGGCGTAACAGATAATGATGGAAATGGAAGTGGTGCTGTTGTTTCTGCAACTGTTGGTGCTGGTGGAACATTGTCGTTCTCAATTGATAGTCCAGGATCTGGTTATACTGATCCAGTTCTTGAAATTCCAGAACCAAATTATGAAAATTTGAGTATCGTTGGAGTTTCTAGACTTGGCATTGGAACTACAACAGATACTGGAAACAATCTTCTGTTGAATATATCAATTGGATCAGCAACTACTTCTGTTGGTATTGGATCTACACTCTTCTTGGTAGATAAATTTAACATTTCTAGACCTGGATATGGATTTAGAGTAGGTGACGTATTTAAACCAGTTGGATTGGTTACTGCAAGTCACTTATCAGAACCAATAAGTGAGTTCCAACTTGAAGTAGTTGAAACATTTAACGATAGAATGTCTTCTTGGTCATTTGGGGAATTAGATTATATTGATAGTATTAAACTTTTACAAGATGGTTCTAAAACTAGATTCCCATTATATTATAATGGTTCTTTATTGAGTTTTGAAATTGATGATAATGATATAAGATCTAGTGAAATTGATCTGGATAGTTTACTACTAATCTTTGTAAATGGTGTTTTACAGTCGCCAGGATCTGCATATCAATTCACTGGTGGAACGTCATTTATTTTCACAGAGGCACCAAAATCAACAGATAAAGTTGATATTTTCTTCTATGTTGGAGAACAAGGTGTTGATACTGAATTGGTAAATGTTTATGAATCTATTAAAATAGGTGATAAGGTTATTGTCAGAAAAAATCCACTCTATTCTGATACAAAATCACAGACTCGTGATAGAACTGTCATGGATATTCTTGGTTCTGATAATATTGAAACTGATAATTATATTGGTGATGGTATTAATGAAACCATATACAAACCAATTGATTGGACTAAACAGAAAAAAGATAAATTTATCAAAGGTGATATTATATACAAAACAAGAGATTCTTTGGAAGCAACCATTTATCCATCAGCGAAAATAATTGGTGATATTGACGAAACCACATCGACAATTTTTGTTGATGATGCACAATTCTTTAATTATGAGGATGATAATTATGGAACTAGTAATAGTGAGTTTGATGGATTAGTTGTAGTTGGTGACAATCTTGTTTCCGCAGGATTTACTGCAACTGTTTCTGCCGCAGGAACAGTTAGTGCAGTTACCACAACAAATGTAGGTTCTGGTTATTCTGCAACATCTCTACCAGTGAAATTTGCCGCACCTCCACAAATTGGTGTAGGTATTGGAACAACTGCAACTGCTATTGCAACACTTACATCTGGTTCTGTAAGTTCCGTTTCAATTACTAATCCAGGATTTGGATATTCTTTGGCAAATCCACCACAACTTATCATGGAGACTCCATTCGCAAAGAAAGAACTTATCAAGAGTTTTAAAAATGTTCAGGGATTCTCTGGTATCATTACTGGAATAACTACAACAACTGGAACTGGTAGTCACCCACTTGCTCTTAAAATTAATTTTAGAGCAGATGCCGCAGATGCAAATGATCTTCAACCAGGTTATCCAATATTTGTGAAAGATACGACTGTTGGAACTGGTGTAACATCAGTCAACAGTAATGATGCGTCTATTGTTGGTATTGGAACTCTGTTCCTTGATAATGTTTATGTTGTTGGTTCTAAGACAAATAATGGTCCAGATGCAGAGATTGTTTGTAATGTACATACTAACTCATCCATAGTTGGAATTGCAACTACGGGATCTACCACTCTTCCCCTTGGTAGAATATCTTGGGGTAGATTATATAATGCTGCCGATGGAATTGCAAGGGCAACAAATCCAGTTTCTATTGGAGTTACTGGATTGACAGTTGATTCTGGATTATCAACATTCCCAACTATTCAAAGAAGGCAGTTAGGACTGAGAGATACTGGTGCTATTGCAAAATTATCTCAAACTCCTTAACCACATATAAATACATAAAAAAGTCTAACAATGCCAGCACTTGTTACTGATAACTTTAGGATATTGAATGCCAGTAATTTTGTCGATTCTGTCGAATCTGCATCAAATTCATATTATATTACGGTAAGTTTGCCAAATCCCACCACAGTTGGATTTGGCAGATCTACAACATGGAACACCAACACTCCTGCTCCGATTGATAATTTTACATATAATTCGCACGCAGGTGATGTTGTTCTGTACGGTAAAAAAATATCTTCAGCAAACATTAGAAGAATTATTAGGAAAATTGATTGGGTTGCTGGTACAAGATATGAAATGTATAGGAATGATTATAGTATTTTAAATCCCTCACCATTGTCAAATGCATCAAGATTATATGATGCAAATTATTATGTAATGAACTCAGATTATAGGGTTTATATTTGCATCGAAAATGGTTCAAGTGGGACAAATGTAAAGGGGAATGTTTCTCAGGATGAACCAACATTTACTGATTTAGAACCATCAAGAGCTGGTGATAGTGGTGATGAATATATTTGGAAATATCTTTTTACAATTTCTCCAAGTGATATTGTCAAATTTGACTCAACAGAATACATAACCGTTCCTAATAATTGGAGTACCTCTACGGATTCTCAGATTAGGGCAATAAGAGAATCTGCAGATTCATCAGTCAATTTAAATCAAATTAAAACAGTTTATATTGATAAGGCAGGTTCAAACTATGCAAACGGTTTGGGGCAAGAATTAAATATTATTGGTGATGGATCTGGTGGGAAAGTTAGAGTTGATGTTGAAGGTGGAAAGATAACTGATACTGTTGTTACTGCTGGTGGAAAAGATTATACATATGCATTAGTTGATCTTGGTTCCATCAACTCAAATACAACTGGAACTAGTGCTAAATTGATTCCAGTCATACCACCATCAAAAGGTCATGGTTATGATGTCTATACTGAACTAGGTACTGATAAAGTATTGGTTTATGCAAGATTTGACGATTCAACCAAGGATTTTCCAATTGACACAAGTTTTGCACAAATTGGAATTGTAAAGAATCCAACATCTGTTGGATCTGACCAGGTTTATACCGATAACACATTTAGTGGTTTATATTCAGTCAAATTTTCTTCTATAACTGGAACTCCACAAGTTGGAGAAAAAATTCAACAAACAGTTGCAAATAGCACAGGAAGAGCATATGGATATGTTGCTTCTTGGGACACAGAAACAAAAGTTTTAAAATATTTCCAAGATAGATCTTTATATTATAACCAAACAACTTTTGATCAACAAGACTATGTTGGCATATCTACGAACGGAAAGGTCTATCCATTTGAATCATCAGCGTCTTTGATTACTGGCCAATCATCCTCGTTTAGTGGTTCTATTGATACAGGATTCTC